TAACATTTAAGTCTTGGCTAGAATCTGAAACCGATGTTTATTCCGGTCTTGGCGGTTCTGTTGGCGTCGACACAATGATCGATATACTTCTAAATCTAGAGGTATCAGATCACGAATCGATAACTCAGCTAATAAAGCACAGAGCGAATAAGCACAAGCAGCTGACTATTCTCCAAGAGCTTGAGTTCATCTTGACTCAAAAAGGTGAAAAAACTCCAAAAGAGCTTGCGAGAATTGCTGAAATTACAACAGAAATAAAAAATCTTGAAGTAGAACTTAACTATAATCCACTAGACAGTGTTGCTACTGCAAACGATATATCAAATAGAGCAGAGTCTCTTTTGGATATACCAAGCTTTTTGCCAACTCAATATAAGTCCTTAAATAGAGCAATGGGATATACAGATGATGGTGGGTTCTTTAGGGGCGCAGTTCATGCGATAATTGCTCCTTCCGGAAAAGGTAAAAGTACCTTTGCTAAGTGCCTAGTAAATAATTGGGCCGATACAGGTTACAAGGTTCTTTACGTAAACTTTGAGGAAGCTGTTCCTCACTGGGAAAGAGTTCTCATGACTCAGATCATAGAGAAGAATGTCTATGCAGAAGCATCAACGTGGTCTGAAAAAGAGAAGGCAGAGAATCTAGCAAAGTTCCAGAAAAAACTAGCTGAATGGGGCAATAGATTCATGGTTAGGCACGATCCAGACACTCCGTATTTCGAAGATTTAGAAAAGTGGCTCAGAAGTATAATGGGTCATTCGGAACTAGTTCCAGATGTAATTGTAATTGATACGATTCAGTCTATGTTTACCAGATCTACTGGCAAGGGCAAACCTAGATGGGGTGAGTTTGAAGAGATGATGGTAAAGCTCGAGAAGCTTGCCAGAGATATGGAATGTGTTTTGATAATTACCGCGCAAGAAAATGCAAATAGAATGAAGGAAAAAAGAGAAGTTGTTCAACAGTCGGATACTGGTGGATCTCTCTCTATTCAGCAAAAGTGTGCGGTTACAATCTTCATTACTGAAAAGAAGTTAATTAGTGGAGATGACTCGGAGGATGAAAACATCATGCAGCTTCAGATTCCAAAAAACAGAATAACTGGATCAACATATGTTTATAATTCTCCACTAGTAAAATATGTAGATCAGTATAAGAAGTATGTTGAGTATGAACCAATAACATCTGATTCTTATGCACAAATTGGAAACTCTAACGATATGGAGGAGCTGATGTCAAGCATCAGTATTATATAAACATGATTCATATAACAATACCGCAACTAAAAGATTTTCAAACATGCGAAAGACTATACGACTATAGGCACATTCAAAAGCTGCCTGAGACTACTGGTGGTAGACAGTTATATTCTATTAAGTTTGAAAATACACTAAAGAGTATCGTTCACTATTTTTTTTATAAGAAGCAATCTGGAATCACTCCATCTTATTCATCACTTCTAAATAGGTGGGAAAAATTGTGGTTTCCGAAAGATTCTTCTACTTATGAGATCATACATGAGCAGCATGAAACAGCATACGGAAACATGGCAAGCCTTACAACAAAGGCAGCTTCTGTCCTGCTTGGGTTAATGGAGAATTTTAGTGATCAGGACATAATTCCAATTGCAATTGATGAAGAGTATATTTGCCCAATTACTGATGATACTGCAATCAAGGATAAGTTTGATTTAATATTCTATAAAAATAATTCAGTATATATAGTTAAATGGATATTCAATTCAAAAAATAAATATGAGGATACATATGTTGTTGACTTTACTTCAATGCATGTGGGATTCAAGAATAAATTTCCAGATAAAATGAACATCGCAAAAATTGGATATTATGATCTTTTGAATTCTAAATCTAACTTTAACGAGTTTAGAGTAGAGACTGCAGACATAGAGGCGCTAAAGTATTGGTGCGAATCGCTCAGACAAGAAAGTGTTTTCCCTCATAGAAGAGGACTTACCTCCTATTGCAGATCGTGCCCATTTGATAAGCCATGTTCTAAGTGGACTTTTTTAACAAAGAAAGAAGAAAGAAATGCCTAAAAGCAGCAATACAAATATACTTGACCAGATTCTATCTGATGACAAAGTATCTGGAATCTCAAAAGATGAAGACAAGGTTCTATCTCCTTTGTTGGAGGAAATAAACCTAATATTTGACCCAAACATAAAATCATTTGTTCGCTCAATTCTATTTAGAGCTGATGACTTTTGGTTGATGCCAGCAAGCTGCTCAGGAAAGCATCACCCGCCAGATGAAAGATCTGCCGGTGGTAATGTTCTTCATACCAAAAGAGTTGTAAGAATGGCAGTAGCTATATCAGAGTCACATTCTCTTCCCCAGGATGAGAAGGATTTGGTGATAGCCGCAAGCCTCCTTCATGACATTACCAAAGCTACTAGAGACAATGATACTGGCAACTTCAAGTATGACCCAATGCATCCGTACACGGTTGGTTTGTTTGTCAAGAAGTGCCAAGAAGAGGATAAGAACTTTGCATCTGAGTCTCAGTCTTCTACTCTCTTCTTATCAGAAGATGCAGTTCAGTCAATACTGAGATTGGTTAGATGCCACCTTGGTCCCTGGTCTCCAGTTCCTGAGACTACACCAATTACATATCTTGATATGATAGTTCACCTTGCCGATAACCTAGCTTCAAAGGTTCATATCATGATAGACGGACAAAATGTGATAGAATCTAGATGGAATCATGTCAGCGAATGAACAAAGCATACTCTTAAAGAGATTCACGCTAATAAAAAATCTAGAATATTTTATAGATGAGTCTGTATATTATAGGACTCACTCTGACTCATTCCTAAACCCTAGATACTCATTATATAAGTTGGATGAAGAAGTCGGTAAAAGCAAAGTATCATGAAGATAACAGAAAACAATAAGTTTCTTCTGGACTGGAAATACTACGAAGTTGCTAGGTACGTTGGCAACCTTGATAGAGTCATAAGAGAAAAGGACAAGATCCTCCTGATGGAGGAGATTGCACCGTACGCCAGCAAGCACGGTAACGTTGGCATATACTCATCTGTCTTTGCGTATAACTCCTCAGATCTACAGAAAGCAACAAGACTTGGGCCGTTGTATTTTGACCTGGATAATTCTGATTTTTCTGTAGCTTATAACGATTGCATTTCTTTGTATTCATATCTTCGAAATTACATTCCAGAAAATTCTATATTAGTTTATTTCACTGGCAAAAAAGGGTTTCACGTTGAGTGCGAACCAGTTGCTTTAGGTATAAATCCTAGCAATAGTCTTCCAAAAACTTTTAGATTCATAGCCTCAAAGCTAAAGAGCGATCTATCTTTAGAGAGTCTCGACTTCAGTGTTTATGACCTGAGAAGAATGTGGAGATTACCTGGTTCCAAGCACCAGTCAACTGGTTTGTATAAGACCCTGTTAAATCCACTTGGTGATAATACGATATTAATGAATGGTCCTGATTACATACTAAACTATGCAAAAGAGGCTCATGAAGTCCTAGTTTCAGATCAGGAATTCAATTATAAAGCAAATGAATGGTACAGAGGAAACATATATGAGATGGAGGAGGCTTCACAGAAAAAGGTCGATCCTATCGAGTATTTCAACAAGTATGGTTCAAGAGCATTCAAAGATCTTAAGAAGACGGAAAAAGTTTTTGATAGAGAAGCATTATTAAATGGCTGCAAAGCAGTTGCTAGATTGAAGAAGCAAGCAGAAGATAAGAAGTTCTTAGAGCACGAAGCAAGATTATTTTTATGCTCGATCCTAACTTATACTGAAGATTCAATAATGTTTCTTCATGAAATACTCAGCAACTGTTCTGATTACTCGTTTGAGAAATCGTCTGCTCATATAAATGACTGGGTAAAAAGAAGAGAACTTGAGATAGGCGGAAGACCTTTTACCTGCGATAGGGCTAACTCAGTTGGTGTTGGATGTGGTGAGTGTAGTTTGGAGAAAAAGAATAAATGGATACAGGTTGGTGGAAAGTTTGTTGAGACAAATGAGAAGTCTTCACCATCACCAATAAGGTATGCTTATACGACAAAAAAGAAGGAAGATAAAAATGAAGATAAACAATCCAGATGATGTCATAGGCGTTTGCTCTGAGTGCAAGTCAGATCAACCAATGAGCTATATGGAGAAAAACAACTTCGCCCAACAAGGTCAGCCAGTTCCATGCAAGTATTGCGGTGGAGTGGTCATAATAACCTACAGAGAAACCAGAGATAATTCTATAAACAGTTCAGATAGAGAAAGAGGAATCAGTTGAAAAACTGGACCAATCTACACAACCACACAGTATATTCGACACTCGATGGACACGGTAAGGTTGAAGAGTACTTAACAAAAGCCAAGTCTCTTGGCATGTCTGGGCTTGCCACGACAGACCATGGAAACATCCACTCTTGGCTAGATTTCTATGAGGCTCGGAACCTCTTGTGGAGTAAAGCCGATCTTAGGATCTGAGTTCTATCAAGCTAGAAAGACAAGATTTGATAGAGACGAAGAGGAAAGATCAGGTCCAGCAAAAAATGAATGGGAACAAAGAGGCCCATACCACTTAACTATTCTTGCCAAGAATAATACTGGTTATCACAACATCATAAAGATGTCTTCTAGATCATATCTAGATGGATACTATGTCAAGCCAAGAATAGATCATGATCTAATAGCTGAGCATTCAGAAGGAATAATAATTCTTTCCGGCTGCCTAAACAGTGAGGTATCTCAAGCCCTTCTTAGAAATGATTTCAACTTTGCTCTAAAGACCGCTGCAAAGATGCAGGAACTTGTAGGCAAAGACAATTACTTTATTGAAATCCAAAACCATGGTCTTGAAGAGCAGATAAAGATAACCAATCAACTGATCCAGATCGCTGAAAAGATAGGTGCAAAGATAGTCCCTACAGGCGACTGTCACTATGTGCATAAAGAAGATGCAAGAGCTCATGACATCATGTTGTGCGTTTCTACCAACTCTAATATAAATACAGAAAATAGATTTTCTTTCAGCGGAGACAATTTCTATCTCAAGTCATATGATGAAATGGCCGCTTTGTTTCCTGAAGATTGGCTTAAAAACACCATGGAAATTACAGACATGGTGGATCTAAATCTTAAGTTTGGAGAACTTTATTTCCCACAATTCCCGATTCCTGACAATAAAAATACCTCTGACTACCTAGAGGAACTAGCGTGGGATGGCCTAAAAAAGAAGTATGGAGATCCACTTCCAGATAATGTCTTAGATAGAGCTAAGCATGAGCTGAAGGTGGTAAAAGAAATGGGTTATCCCGAGTACTTCCTCGTCGTTTCTGACCTAGTTCAATGGGCTAAATCCAATGAGATTCGAGTTGGTTGGGGTAGAGGATCCGCCGCAGGAAGCATTCTTTCGTACGCTCTTGGGATCACTAATTTAGATCCTCTTAAGTTTGGTCTATTGTTTGAGAGATTCCTAGTTGAGGGAAGAAAGTCGATGCCAGATATCGACCTTGACTTTGATGATAGACATAGAGATAGAGTAATCGATTATGCAAGAAAAAAGTATGGCGATGACAGAGTCGCACATATATGCACCTTCAACAAAACTGGAGCAAGACAGTCAATACGAGATGCTGCTAGAGCTCTAGCATTTGAATTTACTGCTGGAGACAAAGTAGCAAAGCTAGTTCCGCCACCAGTTCTTGGTGTTTCAAAAACTTTGTCTGAGTGCATGGAGGTTGCAGAATTTAGTGACCTATATCGAACCGATGAAGAGGCAAAAGTCATAGTAGACGCAGCATTCGGATTGGAGGGTCTTGTTAGGCAGACTGGTATGCACGCTGCAGGCGTGGTTATATCACGAGGTCCGTTGACAGACTATCTCCCAATAATGCAAAAGGGTGCTGATAGTCCCGTTATAACTCAGTGGGATATGGGACGAGTAGAGCAGTGCGGTCTTTTGAAGATCGACTTTCTTGGACTTAGAAACCTTGGTGTTATAGATTACTGTATCAAGCTCGTTAAGAAAACAAAGGGAATAGAAATAGATGTAGATAAAATTCCTCTTGACGACTACAAAACTTTCAATGAGCTATGTAAGGGAAATTCAATAGGTGTATTCCAGCTTGAATCTTCTGGTATGCGAGAGCTAATGGTTCAACTTCAGCCTCATAATGTTGAAGATATCATGGCTCTGATTTCTCTTTATAGACCAGGCCCAATGGGTTCTGGAATGGATAAGTTATATGTATCCAGAAAGCACTCGAGATCTTCAATCGAATATGATCATCCTTCATTAGAGAAGGTTCTTGGACCATCTCTTGGCATCATGCTTTATCAAGAAGATGTTCTCGGCGTAGCAAGAGAGCTTGCTGGCTTTTCTTCTGCCGAAGCAGATGATCTGCGTAAGGTAATTGGTAAAAAGTTAATGGATAAGATAGCCTTGTTCAGAGGAAAATTCGTAAAGGGCTGCGTAGAAAAGTCAAATATCTCTGAAGAGAAAGCAAATAAGATTTATTCAGACATTGAATACTTCGGTGGCTACGGATTCAACAGAGCACACGCTGCAAGTTACGCAATGATTTCATATATCACTGCATATCTAAAGACTAATTATAGCTCAGAATATATGGCAGCTTTATTATCATCAGTTGCTGGCAATAAGGACAAGTTGGCAATCTACCTTGCTGAATGCAGAAAGATGAATCTAAAAGTTCTTAGCCCTTCAATTAATAGATCTGTTGAAGAATTTGCTGTAATAGATGACAATACAATAATCTTCGGTTTATCTGCAATAAATGGAATTGGCTATGCTGTATCAGAAGCGATACTTTCTTCTCGAGATTCGGACAAGCCATATAATACAATGTATGACTTCTTTAGAAGAGTTGATCCAGCAGTTTTGAAAAAGTCTACAATTGAACATCTAGCAAACTCTGGTGCATTTGATGAACTAATAGAGTCTGCTCTAGATAGTGACTTTGGTAGACAAACAGAGCTTAATATTCTAGAGAAGGAAAAAGAAGAACTTGGCATTTATGTTTCCAAGAATCCAGTAGATGGAGTTTGGGACCTACTCTCAAAAAAGATAAGCAACGAGATTGTAGAAATCTCAGAGTTTCCAGCTGGTTCTAAGGTAACTATTGGTGGAATAATCTCTGATTCTAAAAAGATAATCACCAAAAAGGGTGCAAAGATGTTTAAGTTTAGCATTCAAGATATATCTTCAGACATAGAGGTTCTAGTATTCCCACGTGAGGCCAAGAACTTTAAGGATGATTACTTCCAAAATGGAGAGGTTATAACCATAAGCGGATCTCTCTCCAAGGATGGTGATGAAGAAAATGTCATATCAAAGATAATATTTAATTCTTGTGAAAAGCTCGACCTATCAAACTTTTCTGGAGGAAGTCCAATCTATCTAGATATAGAATCAAAAATAAGTGAGAAAAAAATAAAGCAATTATATGATATAATTAATTCAAAAGATGGAGGATCCTATGTGTTCCTCTCATATATGGATAGTGGCAAGAAGCTGACTTTTAAGTTCAAGAAAAAAACATCTATCCTAATGAAAGAAAAACTAGAGCAAATATTAATGGAGACAAAATGACAACTGGAAATTTCTACCAGAATCCAACAACAAAAGAATGCTGGGTTTTTTGCCCATCCTGCAATAGGTGTCAAGATAAGGGCCGTTACACAAAGTGCAATGGTTGCAGCGGGAGATACGATCCAAAAGGCTGTATAGACGCAGATTCAGATGATTACTGCGATTGCAAGAATGGAGTACTTCGCTGGAAGACACAGCAGGGAAGACTTGTAATGACTAGATTCAAGACAAATCCATTCAAGAGTAAGGTCAAGTACGTAAAGAAGTCTGAAGATGAAAGAGACTGGGATTCTTACGTAAAAGACATGAGAGAAAAGATGGATGACCCAAACTGGAATCCAATTACGATATATGAGGAATGACAGATGAAAAGACGTGAAGTAGGTAGAATCTCAATAGGAGATATAAAAGTCATAGAATATGAGCCAATGGACTTGAACGACAAGAACTTTAAGTTTTTTGTTCAATCCGGAGTTGCTGGCTTCTATGCCTCTGATGAAGATTTACGTAGGTTATACACTTTATTGGGGTACTATCACAATATAGACTTAATTCAAAGTATCAAAATTACACTTGCAGAGGAGGCCTAATGACTTGGCCAATATTAGAAGATGATTTCATGGAGTACGGTAATAGCCGGTTGGATAGCCCTTGGCGAAGGAAAATATAAAAACATCCATACTGGGTATATCATGGATGAGAATGGAACTATCTTTAATCAAGAGGGCGAAATCGTATCCAAGATAAACGATGGTGAGTAATGCCAATAACTTTATTGTCGGATATTGATCCTTTCTTAAAAATAACGCTGTCAGAATTTAGCTATTCTAGGATAGACACATATGAGATGTGTCCTTCTAAATATTTCTTTTCTTACATAAAGAAAGAGCCAAGGCTATTCTCTGCCCCAGCTGTACTTCGGAAACATAGTCCACGGAGTTCTCGAAGATAATGTGTCTAATGACACAGCGCTTGATTTGGAGAAGATGAAGATCTCCTATCAGGAGCACAAAGGGATCCTCGATCCAAAAGAAGAAATTCCAAAAGATCTATTCGATGCTGGAATACAAATCATTGAAGACTTCTACGATCGTTATTCGGACAGTCAATTCCATGTATTTGAAAAGGAAATGGGTTTTAATTTTATTATTGGGAATTACTCAATAATTGGTTATATGGATAGAGTCGATTTGTATGATGATATGGTTGAAATAGTCGACTACAAAACCGGAAAAAGAGAAGTAGCACAAAAAGATATATCAAAAAATCTCCAGTTAGGAATATATGCCATAGCTGCTTCGTTAGCTTTCCCTGGGAAAAAGATAAAAGGCTCACTTCATTACTTGAGATCTGGAAGAATCAAGTCTCATGAATACTCAGATGAAGATTTAGAAAATATAAAGAATGAACTAATAAATAGAATCAATGTAATAATAAATGATTTAAATTTTTCTCCAACAAAGAATGAAAGAGTATGCTCATTCTGCGATCACGCCAAAAGCGGAGCTTGCCCTACTGGGGCTGGAAGACTTAGAAGATCCGGGGCATAGTAAAAGCCCCTGACCCTAGATCTTTTTAGGGATCTAGAGCCAGGGGCTCTATTTAATATCTAATATTTAATTAGAACTCAGAAACTGGGTTATCCAGCCCTGACTGGACGATGTCAAAATCATCCGAATCAACAACGATCTTAACGGCATCCTGGCGCTCAAGGCCAAAAACCGTCATATCCTCAATGACAGACTCATTGATAGCCTGACGCATGCTGTTGAAAATGGTGTTTGCGGTTGTCATTTTAATCTCCTGATTTGTGTTATTTGTTTTTTTGTTAAGGATAAAGTATAATGTTATAACGTTGACAGATAAAGGATAGCAGACATATGGTCAGTGGAGCAAATCCGAGAGACTTTTTTTCGAGGAGATCGAAGAAAAAGAATCCAACATTTCCAAAAAAGAAAACATCATCAGCCGATGCCACTCTAGCAAGAGAATCTGCAAAGGGCAACGCATACAGGCACACAAAGTCTGGATACAGGCCAGATATCGATATGGTTGTAAGGTCAAACTGGGAAGCTAATGTGATTAGAATCCTTGACCGGATACAAGATTGATTTTGAGTTTGAGCCAAAGGTCTTTACTTTTCCAATTAAGAGGGGAACTAAAGGGTATACACCAGACTTATATATAGAAGAAACAAAAGAGTGGATTGAAATCAAGGGTTATCTTGATGATAAAAGTAAATTGAAACTAAAAAGATTCAAGAAGTATTATCCAGAAGAGTTTCGGAAAACTAACATTCATAATTAGCAAGTACTCTGCTGAGGCAATCAGATTTTCGATTGAAATGGAAATTCCAAATATTATTTTCTACGAGGACATAAGAAACGAATATGCCCGACTAATAATAAACTGGGAGGGCAAGTAATGGCTTCATACAAAGAACAGTATTACAACCTTGAAGAAAGCGAAATGCAAGAATTGATTCTTCAGGCGAAGAATGGATCAGAGCAGGCAAAAACAGAGCTACTTAAGGTATTCAACAACTTCCTAACAAAATATGTAACAATGCTATTTTCAGGGAAGTATAGTTATTCTGATTACGACATCAGAAGATTCATATCACTCTTTGTCAAAGACACATTTGTTAGATATGCACTGATGAAAAACAAGCTTAATCAGGCTGGGTATAAGCATGTAAATGAGTGCATAAGCGGAATACTTTACATGGTCAAAAGATATTGCACAGAAGAAGATGTTCAGCAAACAGTGAGACTAACATTCTTCCAGTGCATAAATAGATATGAGAAAAAGGAATCAGAGAAAGGGCCAATACCATTTAGCGCATTCTTGTATAGCTACTTCTTATATCTTCTTAAGAAGAATGTTGATACCATGCTTATAGATCAACTGGGAAGAAAGACTTTTCCTTTGGTGACACAAGATGACATGTCTGGGGAATCTGATTCCGATGAGAATGGCATTGCAGGAGCCTATGTCGATACCCAGCAGTATGCTAATATAGATACTCCATTCAGTAGCGAAATCGACGAGTTTTGGGTTCTAGGAAATGAAACTGATGCTATATTTAGTAGGTTGTCTGTTCAAGAGAGGCAGCTGATAAAGTGGAGATTCATAGACAACAAGAGATCTTCCGAGATAGCTCTAAAGATAACAGAGCATCCAAATACAGTAAGAGAACACATAGCTAAGATAAAAGATAAGATTCTTTCGATTCTAGAAGAAGAGCGGAATGGAAGACTATAAAATTCTTTTAAAAGATTTTTTCTCCAAGAGAGAAAATAGTTCAAAATCAGACAAAGAAGAGGATGATGAGTAGTTATTCAATCTCGAAACAATTCCTGGAAAAGGTGCCCAACATAATTGGTCCTCAGGTTGAAGAGTTCATAAGTGCAATAAGCTCAAAAGAAGAGCTTGATAAATATTATATTGAGATTCCAGATCCGAACTACGTAGATCTGTCTTTCAATGATATTGCATCTCTAGTTGCAAGAGCTTCCAATATCTATGGAAGAGCTGCTCGATTTGCTGGTTTTGCTAGAGCACAGTATAAGTTACTAGAGGCTCAGTATAAGAGAATTTATAAAGCCAATAGAATTGGAAAGAATGAGGCGGAAAGAGAAGCAGCAGCAGCCGCGGCGTCAGATGAGCAATATGTTGCCTTAATGACAATGGAATCGCTTGTGCATTTGGCCGAATCAATGGAATTAGCTGCTAGAATATCTTCTGAGTCTGCAAGAAAGTTAATGGACAAAATGCAGTCCATGCAAGTGGCTTCTGCTAGAGAAGAAAAGGGTTTCTTTTCTGAAAAAGATTTTTCTACTTTTTAAAGGAGTATACGTGTATATAGGACATTATAAATCTGTTGCGTCTGCAAACGAATTCTTTTCCTCGAAAAGAAAAAACTTGGATTTCCCAACCCAAGTTGAGCACAAGGGTCAAAGATATCTCCTTCATGCAACACACATTGCCTCCACCAAAGGTCAGGAGTCAAATATAAAAGATAGAGCAAAGCAGTTGGGAATTCCTTTTGGAATTAAGCTGGACTAAAAATTGAATATAGAAGTTTTCTGCGATGGAGCCTCCAGGGGCCAGGGGCAAAAGAAGTTTGGAGAAGCCGCTTGTGCTGTCGTAGTTTTTAAAAATAAAAAGAAGGTAGCTCAATTTGCAAGAGGACTAGGTGCAAGAACAAATAACGAAGCTGAATACGAGGCAGTGATTACTGCACTTCTTATATGCACGATGTCTGATTTTGTTGATCCAATAATTTATACAGATTCTGCCGTAGTTGCGAATCATGTGAATCAAAAATGGGTTTGTAAAAACTCCGCACTAGTTCCGCTTCTCATGACTATTGAGGAAATAAAAGAAGAGTATAGATTTAGGCTTGTCCAGGTTCCTAGGAATACTGTTCATGAAGCTGATGATCTTGCTAATCAATTTTTAAATCAATTAGAGATAAGAAAAGAAATCTCTCAAAATAAATGGTATAATAGCCCACATGACAAAGATTATAGAAGGTAGTCCAATAATCCTAGGACTGGCTGGAAAAGCTGGTGCTGGTAAAACAAGCGTAGCTGAGCAGATAGTTCCTAAGGGAGCACTTGAAACTACAAAAAATGGCATAAAGTGGGATCATATATTTTTTGCCCTTCCGCTGTATGAATTAGCTTCGATCAGAAAGAATACAAAAGGAGAGAGAGAAACTTCCAGAAAACTGTATGCAATACATAATGTATTGTACGAGATATATGGTAGCTCTCCACTTGGAAACATACCTGATTATGATGATTTCATTAAGCTGGTGAAGGAAATAAATGCTCTTGCGATAGAGCCTGATGGTGTTAAGCCAAGAAGATTTCTCCAGTCAGCTGGAGATATATGCAGAAGCTTTGACCCAGAATGTTTTGCTAAGTGGGGTGTGGCAAAATCAAAAAAGATATATCGTGAAATGTTGAGAGGACTTGAGGATCCATTTGAGTCTGCAATCGGAGTAATAATATCCGATGTTAGATATCCAAATGAGGCTCAAAATATACTTGATCAACCAAATGGATTTGTCATATGCTTTGACGCATCTGACGAAACACTTAATGCTAGACTTATGAAGAGAGACGGAAAGCCAATGTCTGCTGAGGCAGCAGAGCACTCTTCGGAAAAGCAGATGGATATAATCAAGGAGATGGCAAGCGGTGTATTAAATACAGATGGCTTAGACATCGAGCAACAGACGCAAATTACATTAGATTTTATAAACAATTTAATCAGCTACTAAAGAGGAAAAATGCCAAAGATAACCCAGAATGCCCATGAGCAATCGACAAATTCACCAATTGATCAGGCTGTCTCAGCAACTGCTACAGAAATAGCACTCTCGAGCAGTCCAATATTTATATGTGGAGTTAACAGAAAGATCAATATTGGTAACTTTGAGAACGTAGATGTCTATGCAGGGCTAACAATACCACTTGAAAACGTGGACTTCTCAGACAAGGAAGCTCTTGCCGAAGCAGTAAAGAACGCAGCGGCATATGGATTTTCACTAGTCTCAAAAGAGACCGGTGAAAGATATAACCTTATCAAGGAATCTCAACAAACTGGTAGGTAATTTTCTACTAGTTTAAGTTACTATGATAAGGTACAACAACAAACAATCAAATTAAAACAGAGGTTAAAATGTTTAAGAAGCTAGCACAGAAAATCAAAGTACTTGTTTTTAGAGTTCAGAAGCTTGATCCAAACAGTCCAATGGCAAAGGCTCAGGCCAAGCTAATCGACGACATTGCTGATGTTGCTGAGGATGCTGCAAAGGACATTGCAGAGTCTGCAAAGAAGGAAGTCGGAGAGGCAGTTCAGGAAGTTAAGAAGAAGGCTGCCAAGAAGGCTCCAGCGAAGAAGGCTGCAGCAAAGAAGCCAACCAAGTAATAAGTGCAATGAGCCTAGCTAAGTTCAGAAAAGTTAGTAAGGGTGGAAAAAAGCCCAAACCAAATAAGTGATCATTTATGGCTTTTAAGAAAAAGATTTACATAAGTGGTCCTCGAATGGGTACTAACAATTATATGAACGGTATCGAGTTGCCTGTAAAAAGAAAATCTTCTAAGAAGACAAAAAAGAGGAAAAAATAATGGCAATTAAAAAAGGCTCAGAAACTTTTGCTGGTTACAATAAGCCAAAGCGTACTCCAAGTCATCCCAAGAAGTCCCACGCAGTACTTGCTAAGTCGGGATCAAAGGTAAAATTAATTAGATTTGGACAGCAGGGTGTAAGTGGTTCACCAAAGAAAAAGGGTGAGTCAGCTTCATACAGGAAAAGACGCGAATCATTTAAGGCGCGTCACGCAGCAAATATCAAAAAGGGTGTAATGTCAGCTGCCTACTGGGCCGATAAGGTCAAGTGGTAGTTGATATTATTATAAAATAATAACCTAGTATACTAAGGAGAAATATAATGGCAATGATGAAGAAGAAGCCAATGGGCGCCAAGAAGATGCCCGCCAAGAAGATGTCAGGCCCAAATATGATGGGTGGCAAGAAGAAGATGTCCCCAAAGAAGAAGATGGGCTACTGATAACATGGCGGCAAAGAAGAAGAAGCCAGCAGCTAAGAAGTCTGCATCAAAGATGTCAGGGTTAACCCCTTCTCAGCAGAAGCTTCCTCCTTTTATTAAAGCAGCTATCCTTAAGAAAAAGAAGAAGTAAATGGCTAAGAAGAAGTCCCTTTTCCAAAAGAAAGTTACTAAAGTAATGGATGAATTTGGGAAAGGGACTCTTCACTCTGGAAAGGGTGGTTCAGTTGTAAAAAATCCAAAGCAAGCAGTAGCTATCGCCATATCTATGGCAAATAGGAAACCAAAGAAGAAAACCACAAAGAAAAAATAGGAGAACCAAAATGGGCAAAGTCGCTTGGGATTATGTTGTTCCAGTAAAGCAACCTTCAGATCTTAAAGGTACTATACCAGGCAAGTTGCCTGAGAGTCTTCTAGTTAAAGTTCCTGGTGGACGGAAAGCTCCACTGGGCAGCAGCCTATGCTTGGCTCGCAATGTGCGAAGCAGCGAAAGCAGAGGGTGTTGAGCTAAAGCCTACATCATCTGCAGATACATACAGAACTTATGAGTCGCAACTTGCTGCATTTAAGCAGCGTTATACCACAACTCCAAACGGAAATGCAACCCGCACCTTTGAAGGAAAGAAGTGGTATAAGAAAGATCCAAAGCTAGCTTCGCTAGCTGCACCACGGAACATCGCAGCACAATAGCGGTCTTGCCGTAGATGTGCACAGTGCAGGTGAGCCAAAGCGTCTTAACTGGCTCATTGCAAATGTAAAGAAGTTTGGCTTCTCGTGGGAAGTCGTTCCAGAAGAGCCATGGCACATTCGCTATGTTTGCGGAGATGCTATGCCAGAAGCTGTCGTGGCATATATGAATGCCAAAGGGCTCGCAAAGCCTGCTGGTGGTGCGTCTACTGCTTCCGTACCACCAGCAGGTGGAGCTAGCGCTGGTGGAGACGATGGTGGAGACCTTAATCCTGGAGATACAGGGCCAAGAGTAACCAAGCTTCAAGAAGAACTTGCCGAAAGAGGATTCTACAAAGGTGCATTTGATGGCTCCTTTGGGGCAGAGACAGCAAAAGCTGTAACCGCTTTTAAGCAGGCTAATAAGCTCGGTGCTGATCCAAAGGCTGGATCAAGAGTTTTAGGCCTTCTAGGCATAGGGCTCTAATGCAATCATGGAAGCTATCATTGTTGCCTTGATAGGAGTAGTTGGTTCTATTCTTGTAGTTATGCTAGAAAAAACTAGAAAAGAAAATAGAGAAGATCACAACGTCCTTGCGACAACAGTAAATAGAATAGAGCAAAAGTTGGACGACCATATGAGAGATCATGCTTTTAGTGAGATGGCTAAAAGAGTTAGAAGAAAAGAAATGAATAGAGGAGCATAACATGGCCGCAAAGAAGAAGAGCAATAAGAAGTGGATTCAGGGAGCAATCAAGCGCCCTGGTGCCTTCACCGCAAAGGCAAAGAAGGCAAACAAAACAGTTGCTGGAATGGCTGCTGCCGTTACCAAGAATCCAAGCAGATACAGCGCCACAACAGTTCGTCAGGCAAATCTTGCAAAGACTCTAAGAAAGATCAGCAGGAAGAGAAAGTCGAAGTAGTAAATGGCTAAGAAAAACGTTGCCAAGAACTCAGCCCTTTGGTCTCGCGTAAAAGGCGAGGCCAGGGCTAAGTTTGACGTATATCCTAGCGCCTATGCAAACGCTTGGGCCGCAAAGAAATATAAGTCTTTAGGTGGAACTTGGAAAACAGTTTCTGCTAAAAAAGCAAAAAGAAAGAAGTAATAAATGGCTGCGCCAAAAGGTGTTGGTTTAACTAAGTGGTTCAACCAACGTTGGGTTAATATAGGCGCTCCTAAAAAGAATGGTAAGTGGCAACCCTGCGGAACCTCTGGTGCTGGTGGCACCGGTTATGCGAAATGTGTTCCGGTTGCAAAAGCAAATGCAATGTCGGCTTCTCAAAGAAGAAGTGCAGTTCAAAGAAAAAGGGCACAGGGCACTCCGACAAAAGGAGCTAAGGGCCAAGCTCCAAAAAACGTTGCTACATTTAAAAAGAAGAAAAAAACTTCTAAGTAATTAGACTCATTACCTGCTATAATATCGAGCGTGAATAGCGTTGAATCTAATTTGGATATATTAGAGTTTGTCATTGACGGACCTTCAGGTACTTTGAATATTGTTACGTCTGATAAGACTTTTGTATTTTCAATAGACAATTTTATTATTGGAAAAATGTTTCATGAAATAATGAGGTTTGTGCAATGAGTGAGGTTTGGTGGACCTGGCTTCTATTCTTTATGGAAGTTGTTGGAGTCAGTGGAAATTATCTTGTTGGAAATAAGAAGTGGTATGGGCATATGATTGTCGCCCTACACTCTTTCCCATGGGCTGTTTATTCGATTCTGTTTGATAAGCCTGGTTTCCTTGCTATGTGGGCCCTGTGGCAGTGGGTTCACTGGAGAAATATGGTAAAGTGGAGACTAGACAATGGGGCTTAAGATGGATCCAAAAGTATCTGTAATACTTACAAGCTATAACAAACCAGAGTATCTTGATATCGCAATTCAATCAGTTCTATCTCAGACTTATTCCAATTACGAACTTATTATTGCAGATGACAACTCGCCAAATATAAGTGTATTTGAAGTGATATCTAAATATCAGAATCATAAAAATGTAAGATTTTTTAAATCTGATGTAACAGATGACAATAGGCTAAAAACCACTAGATATGCAACCCAAATCAATAGAGCAGTAGTAGAATTATCTACTGGTAAATACATTTGTTATCTTGCAGATGATGACCACTATTATCCACTTATGCTCGAAAAGATGGTTGAATCAGCCGCTAAATATAATTATGATGTTTGTTTTTGCGCACAGCATATAAAAGATTCAAACGGAAACATTGATGGTGCTGGAGATCCATCAAGAGGTAGGAGATTTTTTTCAGAACCTCTTAAAAGAGGAGCTGATAAGTTAGATCATAACCAGGTAATGACATCAAGAACTGCCTTCAATAAAGTGGGTGGATGGGATGACTCACCCGGTTGGTGGGGTGGGGCTGACGCAGCGTTCTACGATAGACTAGAAAATGCGGGTTATACTTTCTATCCAATTGACTATCACGAGCCATTACAGGCAAAAGTGTATAGAGAAAAATCAGTTCAATGGAACATTGCTAATAATCTTAGCCCAAATGAATAGGGTCTAATCATGGATTATTTTGATATAACGATAATTACACCAACAATTCATGAGAGATCAAATTTATTAACAGAAGCAGTAAAATCAGTTGAGAATCAAAAAGTAAAAGCAGTTGGCCATTTTGTTCAGGTTGATGAATCTAAAGCTGGTCCAGCATATGTGCGAAATCGTCTTGTTGAAAAAGTTCAATCAGAATGGATTGGATTTTTAGATGACGATGATATTTTATATCCAAATCATATTGAAGAATATAGAAAAGCACATGAAAATAGCGATGTGATATACACATGGTGTGATTCTACTGGAAGAGAAAAGTTTGATCCAAACAGCCATTTTGATCCAGAAAGATTAATGTACGGTAATTACATACCAATTACTGCTGCAGTAAGAACTAATTTTTTTCGACAAGTTGGTGGATTCAGTGAAGATACTAGATATGAAGATTGGGACCTCTGGGTCAAGTTATTAAAAGCTGGTGCGAGATTTACTTGTGTTCCAGTAAAAACTTGGTGCTATAGATTCCTGGGGAGCAATAGAACCTTTGGCGGCTAATGAGACGGTAGCAACTATTGGTTGCGTTTGGGGTGAAGATAAGTATTTTGATATGGTTGACGGCTGGTTTGACTGCCTTAGATCATTAAATCGAAAACCGGATCAAATAGTTATTTCTACTACACCAGATAAAATTGCTTTTTTAAACAGCAAAGTGATAAATCAATATCCTGAATTTCATTCAATATTAGATTTGGTCACAGGAACTACATGTGTAATAGAGGAAATGACAAATGAATCTGTTAAAGTAGTTAAAACAGATTGGATATCTGTGCTTGCAATAGACGATAGATTATTGCCCAACGCTTATGATATGTTATCAACATCACCACAAAATGCCGACGTAATATCGATTGGCATGAGAACTACACTTGGTGTAGATATTCCGGCAAGACCGATAGAAAATCTATGGGCCGGAAGTAGATCAATGATTTTAGGTCCTAGCTATATAAGAAAAACTATTTGGGACAAAATAGGCGGATATGACAGTAGATATGCGCTGTCTGACTGGGCTCTTTGGGTAATGGCAGCAAGAGCTGGAGCAAAGTTCTGGTGCTCTCCAACTATTACTCATTTAATAGACATAAATTCTCCAGGCAGAATATCATCTTCGCCATTTCCAGAAGATGAATACAGAAAAATAGATATTCTCAGAGAAACAGGTTGCTTTCCTGAATGAGTCTGCTATAATGTACTTACGGAAACCGACGTAGTCCGCTGACTACGAAATAAACCCCTCATCAGTGTCCCACTGGTGGGGGGTTTATTTTATATTTAAGCATTACTATTGATGTCAACTAATCGAAGGGGATTTAGTTGAAACACATAAAAAAACTCATACGTAATGTTGCGCGTACTGGTGCATGGATAATCGCTCCAATTGCACTTCTAGCAGTTGTTTCGCCACTACAAAACACTGCAGCTACCGCGTCTATGACGTCGATATCTGATGCAGGATTTGATGATGGTCAATTTACTGGATGGTCATATGGATCACAGACTGGAATACTGGGACCTTCAATACAAGGGAATGGTTCTGGTGTAAATATTTTTAATGGTCCAAAGACTTTTAACCATAATCAATTTGGATCCGTTGGCAGTCCGACAAAGCAAGATGGTAGCCCTAACCCATATTATGCCGCTGCCGTTCCAGCCGGAAGTTGGACGTTTTCTCCCAATAACGGAACGTATGCAGCGCTACTCCAGCCTGCTGGTCAACAGAATTTTAATCAAGCTGTTGCTGAACTAGGTTTGGGTGCTACTCCAATAGCGCAGCTCAAATCTACGTTAACGACACAGGCATCTGCATCTGGATTTGGACAACGGAAATCCAACTGATGCAGCTTGGATAACAAGAGATGTTCAGCTAACCGCTGGAGTCATCTATACAATGTCTTGGAACTATGTAGGAACTGATTATGTTCCATTCAATGATGGATCTATAACTTCGCTTGTTCCAGTTTCTATTCAATCAAATCCAACAATAAAAGTAAATAACAGTGTTGGAAATTACGCTCTACTTGGATTTACGAATCCAGGAACTGGCGATTACTCAACCAACTCATTTGGTTCAACTGGATGGCAGATCTCCACATATGAAGTTTCAGTAACTGGAACCTATAAGTTGGGCTTTGCAGTATTTAATCTTGATGATAATGTTCTTTCACCTGCTCTTATGATCGATGATCAGCCTGGTGGAACACAGCGTTGCGAACAAGGCGGGACAAATTGCACAAGTTTTGGTGGCGTTGCACCAAACAATCCGACGGCACCTACTGTTCCGCCAACAGTTCCTTCTACAGTAGCGCCAGAAACTACTACAACATCTACGACTACAACGAGCACAACCACAACCACAACAACGACTACTACTGTGACCACAGAAACTACAGTGACCACATTGGTTCCAGAAACTACAGTGGCTCCAGAAACTACAGTAACTACTGTAGCCCCGACAACCACAACCACAACTACAACCGCTCCAGTTGTTATAGTCCCACCAGTTATCGAACCAGTGCGACCTGTAGAGTCTTCTGTTCCAGAAGCTGTGGATGAACCAACTTCTACAACAGAGCCATCTGAAAGCTCCGATGAGCCTACGCCTACTACTGAAGTAGATGAAGTTGTAGTTGTAGTTACAGTTCCAGAATCTGAAGACATAAATGAAGAAGAAAACAATCCTTCAGACTCAGAAGAAACGCAAGAGAATGAAGAATCGGATCTTATAAATGAAATGTTTGAAGATGAACTTGATGAAGAGTCTTCATTGTTCTTGGCTACAAATATCTCAATAATGAGAAATCTAACTGCAGATCAAGCTGAAGAAGTATTTGCTGCAATAAATGTTGATCAACTAACCGATGATCAAAAAGAGCAAATAACAGAAGCTGTTCAAGATGCACCACAGGAGGTGAGGGAAGCATTTGAAGAGGAAATCAATATTTATGCTGAAGGTTTTGATAGTTACGTTGCTGTTGGTTCTGTTGTAGATGTTCAAACACGCAGAACCCTAATTGCAGCAACGACAGTACTGGCAACCGCAGCAGCAGGAGCAGCTCTTGGTGGCACTGGTAGGACCACTGGAGGAGGCCAGAATGGCCCGAATAACGGCCCTAACAGCTCTGTTCCAGAGGTTCGTAGTAAGAATGAAGAAGAAGGAGAAGAGCCAGCAGGAGAATTGGCAGGACTAGAAGATGAAGATGATGAAGAATATACTCGAAACAGCATTTACAAATATTACCTGAAGGGGGAAATATGGGAAAGAAAGCTAAGTTGGCTCGGACTATTCAAGAAGTTCATAAGCGAAACAGCGGCACTATCTTTTACGATAGCAGGAAGCGTGATAGTATACGTGACCCTATCTGGTGAAACTAGAACAATTGCCCTTGTGGCAACTCTAGCTGCACTCGCAGTGCACTACGTGCATGTTCTTTTAAAGAACGACGAAAACTAGCCAAATAAAAAACCCCCAGTTAGCATTGGTGCGGACCTTTGCTAGCTGGGGGTTTTTTATATTATCTAACTACTTCTTTTCTACTGGATCATCTTCTTTCTTTTCCTTGCTCTTGCCGCCAGATATCATCAAACCAGCTAGAGTTCCAGTAATGAATGTTGCAACGCTCGAAAGAACGCCGAAAAACATCTTATCATTCTCTGATTGAACTCCAATTGGTTGCGTAACAAACACCAGTGCGTATAGAATGAACAGTGTAGTTACCAATAGGACTCCTGCAAGAACGCAGCCAACTATGAACTTTAGCCTTGCATCAAGTTCGTCTGGAGTATATCTTTTCTTGTTTGCCTTATTTTGGCTAAGCTTTTCTATCATGGTTGAACTATCCCTTCAGTTGTCTGTGTAGTATCTGTTTTTGGAGCTGATGTAGAAGCCGGTGCTTCTTCTTCAAATGGATTGAATCCAAGAAGAGTTTCTGTGCACATACCATCTACTCTGCATATTGGTGGATTGCATTCCGCATCTTTCCAATGTTCTGGATCCTGGCACTCATATCTGTAACTGCCCTGATATCCACAGCCAGAAAGAAGCAGTAGCCCAATGAAAGCAAGTCTTTTCATTATGCGCCCTTCTTAGCTGTCTTTTCCTCGACAGCACCAAAGACTTGGTTTATCTCTGCTATTGTCAGCTTTCCGTCCTTTAGATAAGCTCTTGATAGAGCTTCTACTACGGAAGCTACGCCGCCGATTCCAGCCATAAATATAGACTTCCACATTGGTACACCAGCTATGGTTCCAGCTCCAACTACTCCTAAGCCAGAAGCAAGAAAGGTCGCAATAATGCGGAATATAATATTCTGAAATAACTTCATTTATTCCCTCCAATTCACTTCAATGTGAATAGTAAAGGAAAAGAGTTATCAGTTAAAGCGAGAAGAAACTATTTCTTCTTTGGGGCTTTTATGAGATTCTCTGGAATTATCCAGAGTTTGCAGATAGCATCAGATTCAATTCTTCCAGAAACTATTTCGCAGTATCCGCCGCCAATAAAATACACGCAGTTTCCGCAAATCATTCCTTCTTCCTTAAATGGATTGAGTGCGGCTGGGGCATAGTGGGCACCATTGGCTTTTGCAGTTTGGTCGAACTTTCCAAAGTTCTCTACTACATCTTCATAGTACTCATACATCATCTTTTGGCGATCATTGAGATCAGCCTCTGGACCTTCCTCGGAATCCTCAGAATCATCTTCTGGCATCTCTTCATCGTCCTCTGGTTCTTCGTCATCATATGAACCATTATCTTTTTCCGATAAGAACTTATTGTTCTTTGAAGAGTGAATGTTCTTTACCTTTGACAGCTGATAGTCAAGTGTGTATAGCCAGCGATTTTCCATTACTCTCCCTTGGAAACTATACCATCTGGAATGGCAGCAAGACGACATAGGCCGCCCAGTTCGATTTCTTGTGCGACTATCTTACATGTATTTTCGGATTCACGCAAGTAGCAATTACCGCACATGATTCCCATCTCCTTATTGTCGTTTTCTGCTGCGCTAGTATAGCCAACCCAGATACCCTTGCCATCATTATTAGCTAGCTTACCGTATTTGGCAGCTATAGCAAGGAGAGCATTGGCAAATTCAAGCTCTGGTTGCGGCATATTCATCATTTCTTTTTGTTCCATTTCTTCAAGGAACTCGGCAAGCCAGTCAATAGACATATTAAACTCCAATTGTTTGAAAATTCTTTCTACATAGTAGCACTTTTTGATCCATTTCGCAGAGCTTTTATATATTAAAAAGTGTTACTATTATAACAACATCTATATATTTAGGATAATTTAATATGGCTGACTCAAGATCAAGACCAATGATAAAAATGTTTGCCAAAAAAGAACAGCCAATAACTAGAACAGTAGACGATTTTGTCATACAAGCAACAAAGGGTTTGACGAAAGATCAATTATCCAATTTGCCTGTTCTCCAGGAAGAATTTAATTCTTTTAATTTAAAAAACCTTACGTCTAGATTTCAAATGTCTTCTGGAGGAACTGCTGGATCAGCAGTTCATAATTTGGGAGAAGAAGTTTTTCCCAAAGATCTTGCCAGAGTAACTGGCGCATATGTAATGAATGAAGAGTTATATACCGATTTAGCAAGGCGTGAACATGCAAACTTAATAACTAGACGGATTTTATAGCCCATTGACTTCTGAAGCTAGAGATAAATTAACACAAGCAGGTGTTTCAGTTGGAGAAAATGTGCAATCAATTATTGGAATTAATCCAAGACTATTAAATACTGAATCATTTGATCCATTTAGGGTTGCAAAAACGGTTACTCATGAATTTGGACATTCATCATCAAAATTGTCTGGAGCAGAAAAAACAGGCGAAGCATTTTATAAATTTGATGATCTTGGTAAAGAATTTGATTCTATTTCAGATCCAGCTGAAAAAGTTAAAAAGTTTGATGAATATTTAGAATCATATTACGAAACAATGAAACAGCATGGGTTAGAGGAAGGGCGCGCGGAGAGTTTTGCTATAGAGGCTGCTCAAAGAAAAGAAGGTCTGCGTTCAGTTGAAGGAATAAAAAGTATAAATGAACTAGATGACAGACTTAATTCTGGATATTTATATCCTACCACTTTTAAAGGTAAGAATAAAACTATTGAAGTTAATGGTAAAGAAAAAACAATATATGGACCTGGATATTCAGATGGCTATGAAAAACAAATAAGTAGTAGGTTGGGATCAATTGATACCACAACAATGAAGGGTCCAGTCAGTGGTTTAACTGGCCTATCTCAAGCAGAGTTTCTTGAGGAAGTTTCAATGAAAGGGCAGCATATTGGCGCAGCTGCATTTCAAGGAACAATGAGAAATGTTTCTGGAAATTATGGTAAGGCAATAAATGAATTTATTGACGAATTTGTAGAGCCCAAAACAATGGAAGTCACCAATGACCTATTAGGGTCGACAAGTGCTGTAAGAGCAGACAGAATGTCCAAGGGCTTGTCAGATATAAGAAAATCAATTTCTGGTGAAGTTTTTTCTTCTGGTAGAAAAGTTTCTTTTGCTGAAGCTGGCTCTGCTGTCGGAGGAAGACTCTCTCAAGCTGGAGGCCAAAGAATAGCCGCTTCAGTAGCAGCAAATGCACCAGTAGCCGAAGAGGCATTTGGTGCAATGGTGGGGGAATCTGGAATGGCTTCTCGATCAACAGGCAGAGCCCTTGGTCACTCTGCAGAAGCTTCTGCTGCCGTTGCCAGGGGGACGAAAAACTCAAGGGCACTCAGGGCAATTGGTGCAGCAAAAGCCGCATTCAAAACACGCTTTTAATCTAATTATTGGAGCGGGTAGGGAGAATCGAACTCCCACGAGCAGGTCGGAAGCATGCCAGTCTACCATTAACTTATACCCGCAGGACTATATTACTCTGAGAACCAGTTTGAATTCATGTACTGTCTGAGACGATTGCTATCCAATGTTGTTTTTGCGGCCTTGGAAAAAACATCTGTTAGAGCTTCTGGCAGAGCATCTACCTGATCAGCTGAAACTTCGAACATGATTTCCCAGACTGCATCTGTCAACTTTTGAGCTGCCCACACTTGATTCTTTTCAGGATATCCAGCTTCCTTGAGTGGAGCTAGAAACTTTTCAAATATTTCTTTGTATTCCATCTTACAACCTTTTCCTTTATTATAACATAGTAACAATTATTAGGGTCCCGATCTAGAGTTCTAATGTTTTGACAAAAGAAGCAATGATACTCCCAGTATCACTCCAAGCAATACTGGAACTATGAAATCAATAGACACCATCGTCGTCATAAGCTATGGTCACCTCCATTCCTGCACTGAGCAGAAACTCATGAACCTGTGGCCATTGAGCATAGGAAGCATCAGGTGGGCAAACGACTCTTGCTATTCCTGAGCTAGCTATGAGCTTGGCGCAACCCATGCAGGGAGGACCATTTACATACAGTGTTGCTCCCTTTCTCATTGATGGATCAGACCAAAGGAGTGCACCTGCTTCTGCGTGTTGCGCAATACAGTTGTCGTATTGCGATCCTGATTCTGAATTTTGCTGGGCTCTTGGACAAGCTCCATCAGTGCAGTGCGGCATTCCTGGAGGAGATCCATTGTATCCGAATCCGACCAATCTACCATTTGGAGCAATTACTACTGCGGCATATTTCTTTTTGCTGCAAGTTGAAAACAGCAAAGCCATATATCTGCATGCCTGTATCCATCTGGCCTGCTTTCTATCTGTCACGATGGCCAACTCATCTTATGCTGAACTGTATAGACATCTCCGTTTTCTGCGATCTTCTTGTCCTCATATGGAACGGCAATTCGTCTGTATAGCTCGAGCTTTGCGCACTCAAGTACTCCAATGACTTCATTGATATTGGTATATGATAATCCCTTGTTATCAATGTACATATTTACAAATGTGGAAATAAGATAGTTAAGGTTGCCGGGATTTGACAAGAAAGAATCGTCAATCACTACGTCGGTGCTTTGCGTCTGTCCGCTGTTAACTACGTTGACAACCTTCAACTTACTTCTGACTTCTTTGCTCACATATGGCATGGTTTATGTTCTCCTTTGAACGAACAAAAAAAGATTATACCAGAGAACTATGCCACGAGTTGTGCATTGGTTGATCCAATACAAGAGCGGCACAACGCAGACAAAAATACAAATCTATTTTGGTCACCTTGGATCTATTTTCAGAAAGAACGTATCCTTGATAAGAATAGAGTTCATTTGAATGCGGTTCTTTGTTTGGCACTGCGCCTCCTTAAAATAACCTGGTCTAAGATTCTATTGCTTTAAAAAAACCTTAAATATAATCTTCTGTTTGATCCTGAGTTATTCTCTTCATTCGATACAAGACTGAATTAAGCTTTACATTCTCTGCGCGAAGTCGTTCAATCTCGTCAACTGCTTCCATCAACACCGTCATTGACGCAGTGTCTTGCGGATCAGCAATCATTTCAAGTAAAAGCGTCACAATGTCGTCACTCACCACGAACCTCTTCGTCTGTTGCCGTCTCCGTCCAAGAGTTTTGAGCATCCATCGTCACTGTTCTCCCCAACGATTCGGTGAGGTAGATAGACTTACCATTCGTGAGTGCCCTTAACGCGTCAAAAAGAATGGTGTTTCTTTCACGCAGCAGCTCAATCTCCTCCTGCGCTGTCTCATATAGATGGGTCATGCGCTTGGCACGGTTTTCTTCGCCTACGGCTTTATAGAGAATCTCGTTATCATGTCGCAACCTTTCAATCTCGTCGGCTGCCTGCCCTAAAAGCTCAAACAGATCACATGTATATTGCTTGTGACACACACGACAAGTGCAATCATTGAATCCTGAGCAGGTACAGTCATTAAACTGCTGTCTGAGTCTGCTCATAATATCATCACTCACCACGAACCTCCTTGATTGAATCCGATTCTGCCCGTAATGCCGTCCAACTGTTCCTCCACTCATCTTTGATGAGCACACTTGCCGAGTCGTCAGGACTGTTATAGGCATCTTGATAATCAAACTGATATTCGCGTTCAGCGTCAACAAACTTGACGATAAGTGACCGTAGCCTTTCAATCTCGTCGGCTGCTTGCTTCTTTAAATTATCATAGCATTCATACTTACGAAGTAAGCCCAAAATATCAAGGTTTTTGCTCATCTTAATGGTCCTATCATCTCAATGGTCCTATATTGTATTTTGTGCAGCGGTCATCATAGCACGTTGGGCATAAGATGGAGTCGTAATCATAGATATAATCTGTCTTACCTTTTAGATATCCTATTGGTTCATAGGCCCAGTCATCGGTAATGCCACCACATCTCGTGCACTTCTGTACTTCAGATGGATCGCCATCAGTATCAATCT